GGTCTATTGCGTGTGATAAATCCGAGTTTGATTTTTTAATTTCTTGGAAACAACAAAAATCAGCTTTTGTAATGGCACATACAAAATGGATTGAAAGTATCTTGAAACAGATGAAAGAAATCAAGTTAGGATTAAAAGGTTATAAATGGCTAGATGAGGGAATTGAACTAGCTAATGAACTTGGTTTAGATGTTAAAGACCACGAAATAATCAGAACCAATAGTAGTGGTTTGGTTATTTACAATCCAAAAAATCTAGCTGAAAGAATAAAAGGTATGAAAAATACTGAAAAAACTAGAGAGCAGAAGATAGCAGAACGTGTTGCATATATGCAACAACAACAAACTAATTCTGATAACTTGAATTAAGTTGTTGATTTATTATGGGATTAATGTAAGTTAATCCCATAACATAAAGTTATAGAAAGCGAGATAAAATGATAAATAATAAACCTTTCATTATCACTTACTATTCAGCAAGTGATAAGAAAACAATAACAAGAAATGCGTTGTGGACAGATAAATGCAGATATTGGATTTCCAAATCGGGCAGAATGTTGATGACTTATTTCGATATAGACGCAGATGGATATAGAACTGCGTCAGATAGTTGGAGTATCAAGTTATGATGACAGCAGAAGAAAGCAACAAGAAGTTTTTTATAATTAAAAAAGAAAAATATTCTTGGGCAACAAACTATCGTATTCACGATACAACAATGTATGACTTAACAACAGCAGTTAAAAAGTTGTTGGCACTTGATACATTGAACGAGGATAGAGAACAGATTTCTTATCACTTACAAGAAGTTAATTTCTCAATGGTTGATAAACCATTAGTATTAACTGATGAAGTGAAAGAAGAAAAAAATTGGAAAGAGTGTATCCAAGAGGATTTACCTTTCTGATTTATCTCGTTAGGGTTTGGGGGTGAGGCTAATCCCCAAATCCTACAATATCCTATGTGCAAACTGCATACCTCTAGCTATGTAGTAATTGCATAGTGTGTACCAATAGAGGTACCACTACATCTTGATTTTTCGCTTGAAAACTAGGGAGGGCCCACCCTGATGTTGACAAAGGGGTCCCAAGGTCGTACATATATGTAAGATTTAGACGATTAAGCACATCGTTTTAGAAAAAGTAATAATATATGAGTTCTGAAAAAATTTTACAAAAAATTTCTGAGAAAGATATTAAAGAAAACTTAACTGACGAACAGTATGCAGAATATCTTGAAAATGAAAAGATAGAAAAATTAGAGCAAGCCAAACCACATATTCAACAAGACTTTTTGAGTTTTGTAAAATATGTTTGGCCAGAGTTTATTGAAGGCTCTCATCATAAAATTATTAATAAAAAATTTAATGACCTCGCTAAGGGGAAAATTAAACGTCTGATCATTAACATGCCGCCAAGACATACAAAGTCGGAGTTTGCCTCATACTTACTCCCGGCATGGATGATCGGAAAAGATCCAAAATTAAAAATTATCCAAGCAACACACACAGCAGATCTAGCCATTGACTTTGGACGTAAGACTAAAAACTTGGTTGATGATGATGAGTACCAACAAGTCTTTGATACTAGACTACAAGAAGATAGTCAGGCAGCAGGTAAATGGAAGACAGAGCAAGGGGGTGAATATTTTGCAGCCGGTGTTGGTGGAGCAATAACAGGTCGTGGTGCTGATCTATTAATCATCGACGATCCACACAAAGAACAAGATATTAAAAAAGATAGTAAGTCTTTTGAGAAAGCCTGGAACTGGTACACGTCAGGTCCTAGGCAGCGTTTGCAGCCAGGTGGTAAAATAGTTTGTGTAATGACACGTTGGTCTACAAAAGATTTAACTGGACAATTAATCAAGGCTCAGGGAGAGGATGACTCTGACCAATGGGAAATTGTAGAACTACCTGCCATACTACCAAGCGGTAAACCTGTATGGCCAGAGTATTGGGAAATAAAAGAATTAGAAAAAACTAAAGCATCAATACCAGTTACAAACTGGAATGCTCAATATATGCAGCAGCCAACAGCTGAAGAAGGTGCAATAATCAAAAGAGATTGGTGGCAGAACTGGGAAAAGAAAGATCCACCAAGAATAAAATATACAATACAATCTTACGATACTGCATTTTTGAAAAAAGAATCTTCTGACTTTAGTGCTATAACTACGTGGGGAGTCTTTGATACAGAGGATAGTGGAGAGAATATAATACTATTAGCTGCATTTAAAGACCGGTACGAGTTCCCCGAGCTCCGACGCGTGGCACATGAAGAGTATTTATGGTGGCGTCCTGACATGACTTTAATCGAGGCCAAGGCATCAGGGATACCTTTGACGGCTGAATTAAGACGTATGGGAATCCCCGTAATTAACTTTACGCCGAGCCGAGGAAATGATAAACATGCTAGAGTAAACTCAGTTTCGCCGCTTTTTGAGTCTGGCAAAGTTTGGGCCCCGATGCACGAACATTTTGCCCAAGAAGTTGTGGAAGAGTGTGCTTCGTTTCCGTTTGGAGAACATGATGACTATGTCGACTCCATGACACAAGCACTAATGAGAATACGACAAGGTGGATTGATTCAACACCCGGAGGATTATAAAGATGAACCGATCCCGAAAAAACGTGTAGAATATTATGGCTAGTAAAACATTAATAGATACAGCATTAAAACTTTATCAAAGTCTAGGTGGTAATGTAGGTAAGATCCTCGGTACCCGAACCAATGTTAATTTTTTAGGTAAAGGCAAATCTTCAGAACTAATGGTTGATATGGACATCAACACTGATGCATTAGGTGTGTTATCAAAATCAAAAGCAGTAGAAGAATTAGACTCAGCGATGGGTTATTTAACTTCGAATAAATTAAACGATATGCAAGCTAGTAAATTAATTTCTAACATGCAGAAGATGAAAGATTTTTATGATCCACCAGCAGCTCCAGCAAACATCACGGATCTGGCAACAGGGACCAGGAATCTAGATCAAGAAGGTTTAATGTCATTAAGAATGGGAGATGACTTACCGCCTCCAGGTTCACGTGGTGGTCCAGAAGATATTTCAGCACCGATCGCATCTGCAGAAGAGACAATTAAAAATTTAGCAAAGTCAGAAGGAATAACTGATGTAAACGAAACTATCCTACCAACAGGTCAAGGTATAGAATTATTAAAGAATGTAAAAAACAATAATCTAATCGTAAATGATTTAGTCGATAAAATTTATTTAAACGCTGGTGTTGCAGATGCAGCTAAACCAGTTGTTAGAGCAAACGCTAGAGAGTTTTTAAATAGAGTAAAAGATTTATCTGATGAACCAGGTAATACTACTCTAGCCGATGTTATGGAAATAGACGATTTTAAATTTATGACCGAAGGTGGTGGCGGTGGTATGGGTGATCCATTGTTACTGGTGCAAAAATATTTTGGACCAAAAGTTGCATCAGCAGTTGCAAAACTTGACGGACCAAATGATATACAATTATTTGCAGAAAGATTAGTTAGTGTCAAAGATGCAAAAGGTAGAACTATTACTGACAGAAGATTTAATCCAGAAACGGTTGACATAGATGACTTTGAATTTGCAGATGGTGGCAGAGTTCCATTCAGAGAAGGTGGTGGTGCTGATGCTAGATATATGTTTATACCACCTAAGTTTTTAACTATGAAAGGAATATCAGAAGAGCCATCATTAAAAATTGGAGGTTTTGGTTTAAAAGAACACGATACATTTTATGATAAATTTGGAAAGTATTTAAGTCCTTTGTATTATATGGAAAAATTTTTAGAAAAAGGAAATAAGATTAAAAAAGCTGATGGCGGTATAATTAGAAGAGATGGTTATATGGCCGGTATGTTAGTTCGTGGTGGCAAGATGGGTTATCAAGCTCTACGTAAATACGGTATTGAAGGTAAAGATATATCAAGATTATTTGCAAGTTTAGGATCTGACAAAAGTTTAGTCGGTAAAGAAAAAACAGCGTACTTTCAACAACTACACAAAGTATTAAGAAACCCAGATGCATTTCCAGATGAGATTATGGACATACAAAAACAACTTGGTCTAGACGTAGGACTTGGGTTTAGAAATGGTGGTCTTGCCGGCATCCTGGAGGTGTAATGCCAAGAAGTGCAGAACAACAAGAACTTTACGATAAACTAAAATTATTTTTAGATAAGTATCGAGGCAAGACACTTTCTTCAGATGTATTAGCGGCAAAGGTTGCTGAAATATACAAAGGTAAATTAGGAAACAAAACACCTGCAGCTAAATGGTCTGATTTAAAAAGATCTAATCCAGAGCTTTTTAAAAACATAAAAATAGAAACTTTTTTAGCAGGTAAATTAGATAGGTATTATGATTCTAATCCAGAGTTTCAAAAATTTTATAAAGAAAGGTATCAAAGTAAACATGGTAATTGGAAAGACATATCTGTTGCTGACAGAACTGTAAAAAAGAATAGTATAAAAACATTTAAGCTAGACCTAGAGCGAAAAAAAACAATACCAAATAATTACATACGTAATAAATTATTTGCTGAAAAAATAGGTGTTGATCTAGATACCTTTAGAACAATGAGAACTAGAGATAGTTACAAGACTCTTACTAATAAAATAAATAAAATTGCAAAACCTAAAAATTTTAATAAAGAACTTTATTTTAAAGATCCGTCTGCTGATGAAATATCTAAAATTAAAAACTTAATTAAAGAAAACAGAGAGATTGGTGTAAAATCAATGGCAGAAAAGAAACAAGCTGTTTCTTATGAACCAATTAGAGCAATTCACAAAGAACTAATCAGAGACCCTGACGCAACACCCACAGAACTTGCAGAAGCTATCTATGGAAAAGCAAATGCAAAAAATTTAAGAAACATTGGAAACGATGCATCAATGTATGTTGAGTTTTTATCTGGGTCAAGAAAGGTTCCTGGAATTACGGCACCAACTGTAATGATGTCAGAAAATATTTTAGGAAATATTTTAATGCCTGGAAGTGGTTTTTTTAATTTTGGAAATGCTGAAAGAAGAAATGCAATGTTAAAAGAACGGGATAAGATTTTAAAAATTACTGATCCTAACAATAGGTTATTTACTATCAGAAACCGTTTATTAAGAAATTTAAGAGGACAAGGTTTTAATGTTGATGAAGCGATGGGTCTTTCAGCAACTTATGAAAGAGCTCCTGGTTATTCAGAGCTAGCACAGATAACTAGTCCTGAAGTAAACTATATAAAAGGAAATACAATTGATAGAGATTTTTCTAGAATCTTTGACAAAGTTGTTAGAGGTGAACAAAACCTTGGTTCAGAAATAAAAAAATTTAATCAAGACTCTAAAGCTTTTCAAAAAACATATAATGTTGATACACCAATTATAGAATACAAACCTGGAGAAAAATTAGATGCATCTAAGTTTGTAAAAAATTTTGATAAACTAACACCAGAAGCTCAAGCAAACGTATCTCAACTTGCAGATCAAGGAATTGCTTTAAGATCTAAGGCAATGCCTATGGGGGCTTTACTGGCTGCTGTTGAAAAAGCTCCTCAAGCGTGTAGAACAATTTTAAATTATCAAACGGGAGGTATTTCTGCAACGTGTGCAGAGGCCATACAAAAAGATCCTGTTGGTTCTGCAGAAAAATTAAAAAATTTAGATGCGCAAAGTGGACCACTTGCAAAAGTTAAAAACGCAGCAGTAAGTTTTTTAAAATCACCAGGCGTAAAAAGATTTGGTATAGCTGGTGTTGCAGGAACAGTTGGAGCTGCAATCGTAAAAGAATTTAACAACAACGATCCAACAACTTATTTATCAAATGAAGATCAACAAAAAAGTTTGTTGGTATCTATGGCATTAGATCCAGTTGCACCAGATTTTGAAAGACCAGATATTTTGGATTATCAATTACCAGCAGTGGGTGCAACAATTGCAGGAGCAACAGCAGTTTCAGCACCAACTACAATTAAAGCTAGTAGATCAAGAGCATTGGGTGTTGAACAAAAAGGTTTGACTAGAACTGCAGGAAGAGTTTTAGGAAGAGGACTTGGTGTTGCAGCATCGCCAGGATTACTTGCTCCATTAGCAGCTATGGATATCACAAGTCAGATAGCAGAAGGAGACTCACCAATGGATATAGCAACAGATCCATTAAACTATTTATATCCTGCATTTGCAGATCAAACACCAAAACTAACTAGAGGACTAAACCCTTTATTTAGAAAAGCAGCTAATTTAGGTCTAGGCAAGGTAGGATTGAGAGCGCTTTCTAGAGCAGGTATAGTTGGACTTGCAGCTTCACTTGGTATACAAGGTTATAATTTATTGGACGACTAATGGTTAAATTAATTCCAGGAGGGGGACCACCCCCAAAAAGCGGACCTAATCCACAGGGGTTGAATGTACCTGGAAAAAAGATTATAGTGGTAAAGAACTCGGAGAAAAAAACAAATGTCAACAATAGACAAAGCTCTACCAAACGTAGTAGAGAACAGCGTAACAACGCCTAGTGACGAAGAAGTCGCTTTAGCAGAAGAAAAAGTAATTGAATCACAAGGCGGTGAAGGCGTAGACATACAAGAGAATGAAGATGGTTCAGTAGATGTAAACTTTGAGCCAAACAAAATTAATCAAGAAGGCACAGACACACATTTCGATAACCTAGCAGATATTTTACCAGATGATATTTTAGGTAGATTAGGTTCAGAACTTTTTACTAATTACATGAATTACAAATCTTCTCGTAAAGAGTGGGAAGATAGTTATGTAAAAGGTTTAGATCTTTTAGGATTTAAATACGAAGATAGAACACAACCATTCGATGGTGCTTCAGGTGTAACACATCCAGTGTTAGGAGAAGCAGTCACACAGTTTCAAGCACAAGCTTACAAAGAATTACTTCCGGCTAAAGGTCCAGTACACACTCAAATCATGGGTGTAGTCAATAGACAAAAAGAAGACCAAGCCTCACGAGTAAAAAATTTCATGAACTATCAGCTCATGAATAAGATGAAAGAGTATGAACCCGAGTTTGATCAGATGCTTTTTTATCTCCCTCTTAGCGGCTCTGCTTTCAAGAAAGTTTATTACGATGAACTTCTTGACAGAGCCGTTTCTAAATTCGTGCCGTCAGACGATTTGATAGTTCCGTAT